CACGGGCGAAAGATTGTCATCGGCGGGCACTGCCACACCCGCAACAGGTAAGAGATCACCTCCTCCCTGATTGAGCAGTGCAGTCAGACTATCACTTTCGCTGTTCGGATACAAGAGGAACGCTTGATCATCCGAAACGCCGCCGTCGCCATATGTGCGGAACAAATCCGTCAGCGCCCGATACCAAATCGGCGTGGGAATACCCGTCGCCGGGTCTACCATTGGCACGCGCGGCGCGATGAATATCGCAGTCATGCCTTGCCCCCGATCATTTCAAGCGATGCCCCGGTAAACACTACCCTGATCGGATCGCTGATCGTCACCTTGAACAGCCGGTCCCTTGACTTGCCCAAGCGGCGCCATCTTACGCGGGTCTCGTACTCACCGATCGCGCCAATGTCGGCCCATTGCTCACTGGACCATACATAACCGCCGTCATCCGACCATTGCAGCATCGCTTGGGGATCAACGCCTTGGCCGGTTTGAAGCCCGACGCCGGTTTGCATGAACAGTTCAAGCGCCTGATAGAACGAATATTTGCCGTCATTGGTGATGTGCGGGCAAATGCGGAACCGCTCGATTGCGTCCCCGTTGTCGGTGAAAGTGTCGAGATCAAGCGCGTAAACGTTGCCGTTTTCCCAATCCCCCACCAGCGTTTCGCCCGCAAAGTTCATCTGGCAGTTGGAACGGTGCCGGGTCAGCGTGCCATCGGCCTTGCGATAGCCCCGTTCGTGCCAAAGCCCGTTGGATGCATCAAAACACCATGTGGCCCCTGCGGTCGGGAACGTGACCACATAGAAGCTATGGCCCTCTTGCTGGTAAGTGTAGGCCACCGCGTCCGAGATCCTGCTGTACGAGCCCACAGCGACCTCAAATGCATGGTTCGACACCCGTTGCGGCGTGTAACCCGCCGCCCGCTGCACAATGCCAAAGCCCCGGTCGTCCGTAGACAGCCAAAACACGGTATTGTCCATTTTGGCAACGCTATAAGGTGCAGCGCAGCCGCTTTCGATAAACGCGCCCTGAATGCGCTGCAACGGGAAGTCGCCGCCCCCGCTGTTGTACCAAACTTCGGTCGAGTTTTCGCCAAAAAGCCAAATTTCACGGTGATTGACCAAGAGCGAAACTATGTCATCAGGCGAGCCTTCAGCCGACGCAAAATCAAGCCCGTCAATGGCTGCCCCATAAAGCTGCGTGATCTGAAATTTGCCTGTCCCCGGCACCGACCAGATAAAATAGCCGTCGATATAGTCAACGCGCACGCCGCCAAGAAAGTCGGGGTCCGTAATCAGCGTCACGGTGCCCGCTGCGGGGTCAATGAAATAACCGCTCAAATTGCCCATTACGAGCATGACCAGCGAGCCGTTTGACGCCATTGAAACCGTTGGCGTGGTGTTCAGGATTGTGCCCAGCAACGTTGCGGTTTTGCCGCTGGTCACCTTCCACACGCTGCTTCCGGCAACGATGATCGACGTTGACGCATCGAACCGCAGCATCCCGCGAATGCCGCCGCCCGTCAGCGTGGTCCACAGCGCAAGGCCCGGCGTGCCGATCAGCGCAACAGGCGAACGCGATGAACCGCTTTCCCCCATCTCGGGGTACAGGTTGAACGTCCGCTGTGCGTCAAACGATGGCGAGCGCCCGTTGAACGAGCCGCCGAGGAAGGGGAAGGCGGTCATCAGTACCCACGAGCCGGGACCACCCGACCACCCCCGACAAGCAGGCTGTCATAGCCCGATACAGGCGTGTTGCGGTTGGCGCGCTTGATCGTCGCCTTGGTCGCCCGCGCATAGGCCGACACATCCGGGCCGCCGTATTCCGCTTGCAGCTCGACCGCGACCGCGTATTGCAGCGCGCGGGCATAGCCTGGTGCAAGGTTCAGAACATCCGTGCCGCCCGTCACCTGAGTAAGCTGCTGGTTGTAATTCACCGTGAACGTGGTCGCATAGAGCGGGGTCGGCCACAGGATGATCCGGCCAAGCGGCGCGTCATTGACGTACACGTAGCGTTCGGTGATTTGCTGCTGCACCGTCTTGAGCGGTTGCCCCATCCACTCCTCAAGCGTCCATTCGCCTACCGGAAAATCAACGCCATTAACGCTGCAATAGGCCGCGTGAATCGCGGTTGGGCGGATGCCATCCCAGTTCCCGCCCGGCCCCATCGTGTAAATGTTCTGGCCCGCGATCGTCGCATAAGTGGTCGGGGTCGAGCCGTAGATTGACAGGTTCTCAATATTCCACGTCTCAAGCACATCGTTGAGCGCTTGAATGCCGTCCTGCAATTCCGCAGCCGTAGGGGTTTCTCCTACCGCCAGCGCATTGATCTTGCGCATGGCGGTGGTGACGATGGTCAGGACGGTTACGGGGCTGGGCATTAGGCGCCCGTGTGCCCGGAGCAGTTGGCCGTGACGGTGCCAACGGTGTTCGCCGTGGTGGTGACGATCTCCCACAGCGTGTTAGCCGTGCCTCGAAGCGGCGGGCTGAACGTAACAATCACGGGCTGCAAGAACCCGGTTGTCGGGACAGTTAGCGCCCAGATGACAGTGCCGCCCGCGCCATCCCGAAGCGCCAAGGGCACGCTTGTGGTGAACGCAGTCGTCGTGATCTGGCAGCTATCAATGTAGTTGCGTACCGATGCACCCGCTGCGGCCTTGATCGTCACCGCTGTCGTGGTGTTCGAAAGGATTGGCGAGGCGCCGCTGGTGTAGGACCAGAACGTGCTGGAAAGGCCCGGCTGAACGACCATGCCATTGGCATCGCCGCGCATGCGGTCGTAGGTCGCGCCGTTGAACAACAATCCGTACGTGACCATCGGCAGGCTGGTCAAAGCGCTGGAACCGTCGGCAGCCGCAATCGATGAAAGGCCGGATGAAGAGTTAAAGCCCTTCAAGACAAACATGGCTCCGCCGCGTGGATCAAGCTGCAGATCCCCCCGCTGGCCGTCGGCCAGGGTCGGCAGTGTTGCGTTGTATCGCCCGCCGATCTTCACCGGATTGCCGCTATCGGTTGCACCGCTGGCGACGTTGCCGCCGGTCGGTGTCGGGTTGGTTGAAGTGAGCGGCAAACAGCTTGTATAGCTGTCGTTGCATTGAAGCGGGACAACGGGCGGCGTCCCTGCCGAGGGATACGTGTAGGATGGCACCGTTTGCGCCGCCGCGCTGGTGGCAAGCAGCCCAAAAAACGCAAGGAAAATGCGCTTGTTCATGCTTCCACTACCTTGCGCGGGCGGCCCCGGCGCGGCGCTTCTGCCGCTTCCACAGGCTCAACAGGGAACGGGCTATAGCCTTCGCCCAGCGCGGCTTCTTCCTCGGCATCCGCGATCAGAATGCCTTCCATACCGTCGTAGAGCCATTTGGGATATTCTTGGAACATACCGCCCTCCAAGGGTGTCGGGGCGGCCCTGAAGCCACCCCTAGCCTACTCACTGATACAGCCAACCAATCGGGCCTACGTCCGCAGTGAACGTGGTCGGAGCGGTGAAGCTGGCGGGAACCGTGCCGAACGTGCCGGTTGCGCTGCTGGTCATCTGGTTGCCGCCGTTCGCCGCCGCATGGGTGCGGATCGTGGCGGTGGTGCCGTTCTGCTGATAGGCGATGAAATACCGGCCCGGCGTCAGGGTCACGGTGTTCAGAAATGCGCGGTTCTGGAACGCGTTGGCACCCGTCGAAAGCGCACCTGCCACAGCCGAGTTGGTAATCAGCACGCCGTTGCTGTCATACAGCGCAACAAGCCCGTTATCAGTGCCCGCCGTGGTGCCGTTCAGAATGCCGATGCCCGTCCACGTTGCGAGGAACGGAACGAAAATCTCCGAACGGTACAGTGTGCCCGCAACCATCGTGGTGTTGGTGCCCGCCGAAGCAAACGCCTGAATATTGGTGTTGGGCAGAATGCGCGGACCCTGCGGCGTGGTCGGAACAGCAACGCCAGCGCCCGAAGGCTGATAGGTCACGTTGCCGCCCTGCGTAATCGACATGATCGGGCTGTCGAGCAGGAGAGTGTTGGTCTGCACCGGATAACCCGTTGCAGCCGTGGCGATGCCCTGCGCAATCAGC